AGGTATTGTCATATGGAACAAGGGTAATATTGAACTTGAGAATGGTTCAAAGATATTAGCATCTGCAACTTCAGCTAGTGCGATTCGTGGTGGTTCATATAACTTGATCTTCCTAGATGAATTTGCATTCGTACCACGCAATATCGCTGAAGAATTTTTTGCATCTGTTTATCCCACGATTAGCTCTGGTAAGACATCAAAGATTATTGTTGTTTCGACACCAAACGGTCTAAACCATTATTACAAGATGTGGGTTGATGCGACTGAGAAACGTAGTGAATACGTGCCAATTGAAGTGCATTGGCGCGATACACCAGGTCGTGATGATAAGTGGCGCGAACAGACTATTCGTAATACCAGCGAAGAACAATTTAAGCAAGAATTTGAAACTGAGTTTCTTGGAAGTACACTCACACTTATCTCTGGTTCAAAGCTTAGGTCTATGGCCTTTAAGAATGTATCAAGAGATGCTTGGGGTGTTGACATTTATCATCAGCCTGAATTTAAGCACACATATGCAATCATGGTTGATACTGGTCATGGTGTTGGTCTTGACTATTCTGCCTTTACGGTAGTTGACGTATCACAGGTGCCTTATAGAGTAGTCGCAAAATATCGAAACAATAATGTAGTATCTTCATTTTATCCGGAAATCATAGCAAGATATGCGAGGGCTTATAATAATGCATATATTTTGGTTGAAACTAATGATATTGGTAAGACCGTTGCTGAAACTCTGCATCGTGATCTGGAATGCGAAAATGTATTATGGACTACACAAATGGGACGCGGTGGGCAACAACTCAGCGCAGGGTTTTCTGGTCGGTCACAGCTTGGTGTAACAACATCAAGATTTGTTAAGGCCGTAGGTTGCTCAAGCTTAAAAGAACTTATTGAAGGTGATAAGCTTATAATCGAAGATTTTGATATTATCGAAGAATTATCAAATTTTGTATCTAAGGGTAGTAGCTATGAGGCCGAAGAGGGATATAATGATGACCTTGTGATGTCATTGGTATTATTTGGTTGGCTAGCTAAACAACTTTATTTTAAAGAATTAACTGATATAGATATTAGACATCGTATAGCTGAAGAAAAGCTGCGAGAAATGGATGAAGATTTGTTGCCGGCAGGTTTTTATGATGACGGCACAATGGATGACCCGATGTCTTTAGATGGATCATCGGGTGATGGTGAATGGTTTGATCGTTGGAGCCGAGTCTGATGGCTTTTTATAAATATCGTGGATGGAAATACATCAGATATCTCTAGGAGGAAATGATCATGGCATTTCAAATCTCTCCCGGCGTGAATGTCAGCGAAATCGACCTGTCTACGATCGTCCCTGCGGTAAGCACGACGACTGGCGGTATTGCTGGCGCTTTTCGTTGGGGTCCGGTACAAAAGCGAGTATTGATTGATACCGAAGATAGCCTTGCGCTTCAGTTTGGTAAACCAAATTCCAATACCGCGGATCCATTTTTTACCGCTGCCAGTTTTCTTGGTTACGGTAATCAATTATTTGTAGTCCGCGTTATTAATGAAGCCGGAAGCACTACAAATGCGCGTAACGCCACAACAAATGCAGCTAATACAACAAATACCGTTATTAAAAATGATGATGACTATGATCTAAATTATTCTAGCGGTATTTCAGGTGTTGGTAGCTGGGTTGCAAAATATCCAGGTGAACTTGGTAATTCGCTCCGTATTTCTGTATGTCCTACAGCTAATGCATGGTCAAGCACATTAACAGGTACTCTTGCCTTTACCAATAATAGCACAACCGTTACAGGTTCTTCAACTACATTTAATAATCAGATTCGTGTGGGTGATATTCTTATTGCAGGACCTGATAGAGTTGAAGTCAAGGTAGCAGCTGTTACAAATAATACAAGTCTAACACTGCAATCAAAATATATTGGTAATACTGTAGCTTCACAGTCAAGTGTAAATCGTCGTTGGGAATTTTATAATTATTTTGATGCTGCCCCAGGTTCATCAGAATATGTCTCAAAGCAAGGCGGCTCAGGTGATGAGATGCACATTGTTGTGGCCGATGAAGATGGATTATGGTCAGGGCGTGCTAATACCGTAATTGAGCGTTTTGCTGGTGTGTCGAAAGCAAATGATGCTTTGACACAAGATGGTGGTGGTAATTATTACAAAGAAGTGATCAATCAAAGATCACAATATGTTTGGTGGACATCACATCTTACAGGCGTTACAAATGCAGGTAAGGCATCTTCTGGTGTAAGCTTTGGTGCTGGTGCTCAATCTCGTCCAATCAATGCATCATTTGTATTAGGTCGTGATGGTGGCACGCCTCGTACCAATGATTTTTGGGCAGGATATAGCAAATTTGCAAATCCAGAAGAAGTTGATGTATCACTTATTCTTGGTGGAGCGGGCGGCGCCCAAAAAGCTATTTTCATCATAAACAGTGTTGCTGAGGTTCGTAAAGATTGTATTGCGGTTATCTCACCACGACGTGAAGATGTAGTAAATAATTCAAGTTATGTGGGTAAAGAAACTGATCATGTAATTGAATATCGCAATCAATTACCATCATCTTCTTATGCGGTCCTTGATAGTGGATACAAATACATCTATGACAAATATAATGATCTATATCGCTATGTTCCATTGAATGGTGATACTGCTGGCTTGATGGTTCGTACTGACAATGAACGTGATCCGTGGTTCTCCCCTGCAGGATTTAATCGTGGTCAGATAAAAAATATTATCAAGCTATCATGGAATCCGACTAAAGCACAGCGTGACCAACTTTATAAAAACGGTATCAATCCTGTTACTACATTCCCAGGTCAGGGTACGGTGCTTTTTGGTGATAAGACATTGCTTGCGAAGCCATCAGCTTTTGATCGCATCAATGTTCGTCGCCTCTTTATTACTCTTGAAAAAGCGATTAGCACGGCCGCGAAATTTACTCTATTCGAGTTCAATGATGAATTTACGCGCGCTCAGTTCCGTAATCTAGTTGAGCCGTTCCTGCGTGATGTGCAAGGTCGTCGCGGTATCTATGATTTCCGTGTTGTCTGCGATGAATCAAACAATACTCCTGAGGTTATTGACCGTAATGAGTTTGTTGGTGATATCTATGTGAAGCCCGCTCGCTCGATTAATTTCATTCAGCTGAATTTCGTCGCGGTCCGCACCGGCGTCGAGTTCACCGAAATCGTCGGTCAGTTTTAAGGCGCGGTAGGAGGAAATAAGACATGGCTTTTAATGTCTCAGAATTTGCATCAGCAGGCCTCCCGCTTGGTGGTGCCCGCCCATCGCTCTTTAGCGTCATTGTCGATACTCCATCTGGTGTACCGAACATAGGATCTAGAATTTCATTTACATGTCGTGCAGCGCAGATTCCGCAAAGCACAGTTGGTGTAATTGAACAAGCTTACTACGGTCGCCGTATTAAGATTGCTGGCACTCGTAGTTTCCAAAACTGGAGAGTTGATATCTTGAATGATGAAGATTTTCAGGTGCGCTCTGCAATGGAAATTTGGAGCAATGCGATTAATTCGCATCAATCCAATCTACGCGCACCACAGCTAGCAACATCTGCGTCATATCGCACTACCGCGACTGTGACCCAATATGCTAAGACTGGTGAGGCTTTGCGTACATATCGGTTTGTGAATATCTTTCCGACAGAAATCGGAGCCATTGATCTGGCTTGGGATCAAGGTGAACAGATTGAAACATTCCCGGTAGAATTTGCATATGATTACTGGGATCTAGTAAACCCAGGTACAACTGGCACGCTAGCGGTCTAATCTAAAACCACTAGCGGAACTACCGATAGGTCCGCTAAATATAGCGGACCTATTTTTTTTGAGGGATTCTCATGGCTATAGAGCTATTTGGCTTCCGTATCGGCAAGGCTGACGAAGACGCCAAAAGGGCTGTACAGATCCCGTCATTCGTTCCGGAACAGAAGGATGACGGCGCGGTTGAAATCGCACCTGGCGGCGCTTACGGAACATTCGTTGATTTAGAAGGCACTGCTAAAAGCGAGGCCGAGCTTATTACTCGCTATCGCGAAATGTCTATGAATCCTGAAGTTGAAGCTGCGGTAGATGATATTGTCAATGAAGCATTAGTGACAGATCAAGATGCTTCTGTTGTTCGTCTTTCTATGGATGATCTCAAACAACCCACACGTATTAAAAAACGTATGGAAGAAGAATTTGAAGAAATTCTTGAGCTATTAGATTTCTCAAATATATGCTATGAGATTTTCCGCCGTTGGTATGTTGATGGTCGTCTTTATTATCATATCATGATTGATGTAGCTAAACCTCGTGATGGTATTAAAGAGCTGCGTTATATTGATCCGCGCCGTATTCGCAAGGTGCGCGTACCTCAGAAAAAAGAAAATGGTGATGCGACTAAGGATAAGAATCCTACAGTCCCTGCTTATTCAGAATATTATTTGTATAATCCTGCAGGTCTTGCAGGCGCAGCCTATTCACAAGGCGTCAAGATTTCACCTGATTCAATCTGCTATGTAAATTCAGGTATGCTTGATAATCGCAATCGCATGGTACTATCACATCTGCATAAAGCTATCAAGCCTCTCAATCAGACACGCATGTTAGAAGATGCGGTTGTGATCTATCGCCTAAGCCGCGCACCTGAACGTCGCATATTCTATATTGATGTAGGTAATCTACCTAAGCCTAAGGCCGAACAATATCTGCGTGACATGATGATTCGTCATAAGAATCGTTTGGTTTATGATGCATCGACAGGTGAGGTTCGTGACGACCGCAAGTTCATGACCATGCTTGAAGATTTCTGGTTGCCGCGCCGCGAAGGCGCTCGTGGTACAGAAATTACTACATTACCTGGTGGTCAAAATCTAGGTGAGATGGCGGATGTTGATTATTTCAGAAAGAAATTATATCAATCACTGTCAGTGCCGATTTCACGTCTTGAGCCAGATGGTCAATTTAGCTTAGGCCGCTCAAATGAAATTACTAGAGATGAAGTAAAATTCTCTCGTTTCATTGGTCGCTTGCGCCATCGCTTTACAATGCTATTTGATCATCTTATGGAAATTCAACTTGCCCTTAAAGGTGTGATGTCACGCGAAGAATGGCGTGAGATGCGGTCATATATCAAATATGATTTCCAAAAAGATAATTATTTTTCAGAGCTAAAAGATCAAGAGGTATTAACATCTCGTCTACAGCTATTGAATACAATATCTC